GGCAAGAAAGAGGAGATAGTACCGCAGCACCAGTAGGAACACACCTTAACCCACCAGCAGATGCTGTTGAGGAAAAAGGTGGTAGATATAGATTATCTAATGGTAACTATGTAGAGAAGACAATGTACTTCTATGCAATAGCTATTTTAGAAAATGGATCTAGATCTGCTGTAATACCTATGAGGTCTTCTAACTTAACTCCAGGAAGAGATTTGAATGATATGATTTCAAATTTAAGAATGGTAGACGCTAAAGGTTCGTTTCAACCTGCATCTTTTACAGCTGTGTTTAAATTAAAAACAGCAGGTAAGAGTTGGGGAGATAAGAACTGGCATGTGTATAAGCCTTCTTTTGTAAAAATGTTAGATGTTGTGTCTAGCCCTGAAGATGCTGAGTTATACCAAGCAGGTCAAAAGTTACAGAGAGAAGTATCTAAAGGTTCTACTCAACCTAAGTACGAAAAGGTTGAAGCTGATAAAACTAAAAAAGATATTATCTAATCCCTTTAGGGACACTTGCAAGTGGAGGTGGCGTCGGGAGACTAACGCCACCTTTTAATACAAAAAACAAACTTTGACAGGATTGTATGAAAGATTATATAAAATATTTTGAGGGCTTAAAAAGAAATTATGGAGTATGTAAAACCAATGAAGGTTATATAGACTCAGAAACAGGTAAAAAAAGATACCCACATGAATGGTCTGGTATTCCTGTTACACAAATAGACTATGAAGAACATTTAAAAGGAAACAAATCTATTGGAATTCAACCTTGTACTGACGAAGGTAAAGCAAGGTTTGGTGCTATTGATGTAGATAAGTATCCTATAGATAGACAATTTTATTTAAAAATTATTGAAGAGAAAAATCTCCCAATAATTCCTGTCCTGTCAAAAAGTGGTGGACTACATTTATATGTGTTCACCACTGAATACGTTAAGGCAAAAGAGATAAGGGAATTTTTGGAACAAGTTTTATTCTTATTCAAGCTACCAATCAATACAGAAATTTTTCCAAAACAAACTACACTTGGAGAAAATGCTGATGGAGCAAAAACAAACGGTAACTTTTTAAACTTACCTTACAATAATAAATCTAGAAGAGCATTACTTCCAAATGGTGAAGAGATGGATTTAGATATGTTTATAAAAGTTGTGATTGCAAATGCTCAAACTAAAGAACAGCTAAAAGGAATTAATGAAAAAATAATTAAAGATGAATTGACAGGGGGAGATAAAGAGTTTGATGATGGCCCACCTTGTTTAGGAATTTTAACTAAAGAAGTAATGAAAGATGGTAGAGATAGATTTTTATATAACTACATGGTTTTTGCTAAAAAAAAATATCCAGATAAGTGGCAAGGAAAAATTATAGAAGCTGCTAGAAAATATTTTGAGTTTGATAGTAACTGGACTGACATTCATGTTAATGCAAAGGTAAAAAGTTGGAGTAAAGATACCAAAGGACATACTTGTAATGATCCTTTAATAGCACCTGCATGTGTAAAATCAGTTTGTGTAAAAAGAAAGTTTGGAATTATATCTGATAATAAACCTAGATGGCCTATGTTATCAGCTTTACAAAAATTAAATATAAAACCAACGCCAGAATGGTATTTTACTATAGAGAAAGAAAATGGAGAAACTAAACAAATACATGCTAAAAATATTCACAAGATAGAAAGTCAAAAAGAATTAAGAGCAGTAATAATGGAGCAAGCTCATGTAGTTCCGCCTCAAATAAAAGGTAATGACTTTCATGAAATTATAAAATCTTTATTTGAAGGAAATAAAATAGATGTTCTTGAACCAGCCGAAGGTACAAATCCATCTGATGTGTTGATGAATCATTTACATAGATACATTAATGAACCAGCAGCAAAACAATACAGTTCATTTCAAAGTGGTAGACCTTTACTGGATGATGACCATGCATACTTTTTATTCACTTCATTCTATGATGATATTAAAACTTATGAGTGGAAAGAGTCTTCAGCTAAAACTTCTTTAATGATTAAAGATTTATTTCCAAGTAAAAATCCAGAAGAGGAAGCTAAGTTTGATCACAGTAAAAGATTTCCAGGTAAGGATTCAAAGAGTAAAATATTTCCTCCATTAAAAACTCTGAGACTACCTTTGAAATTCTTTGAAAAGGATGAAGATGTTCATGAGACAGTAGAGTTTAAAAGTGAAGAAGATATTATATGATTTATAAATACTATGGACCACCAGGAACAGGTAAAACTTATAAATTAATTAGTAGAGCTAAAGCTTATGCTAGAACAGGTGTACCTTTACATAAAATAGGATACTTTGCTTTTAGTAGAAAGGCAGCAGGAGAAGCTAAAAAAAGAATGCCTTCAGACGACAAGAACTTACCTTACTTTCAAACACTACATGCATTTTGTTTTCATTTTTTAAAATTAAAAGAACAAGATATTATGCAACCTTTTCATTATGAAAACTTTGGTAAGAAAATTAATATTAAAGTTAAGTACGTAGATAAATATAATAAAGATGAAGTAAATTTTTTAACTTGTGACAATCCTTATTTTCAAATAATTCACAAATCGATTAACAGATGCACAACCATAGAAGAAGAATACGATTTAAATGAACACAACGGTAAAGATATTAAATGGTCTACTTTAAAATACATTAATGATAATTTAAAAAACTATAAAGATAAAAAAAAACTATATGACTTTAATGATATTGTAGATTTAACAATTAAGAAAAAAGATGATCCAGATTTTCCAACTTTTAAAGCTGTATTTATAGATGAAGCTCAAGATTTATCACCTCTACAATGGAAATTATTTGATGTATTAAAAACAAAAGCAGAAGATATGTACCTGGCTGGTGATGATGACCAAGCTATTTTTGCCTGGGCTGGTGCAGATGTAGATAGATTTATACAAGAACCTGCGAAAGAAAGAGTTTTAATGTACTCAAAAAGGATCTCTTTAATGGTCCAGGAAGAGTCACAGAAGCCTATTGAGAGAATTATGGGCATCAGGAAGCAAAAAAACTATTATCCTCGTGATTTTGTCGGAGAATCGTCTGAAATAGCTAATTTAGGTCAAGTAGATTTAAACAAAGGAAAATGGTTAATCTTATCAAGAACGATATCTAGACTTATGAAAGTAGATGAAGAACTTAGAAAGAAAAATTTATTTTTTGAAACCAACAAAGGTAAAAGTTTAAAAGTATCTTTGTACAAAGCAGCAATGAATTATGAATTGTGGACTAAAGGAAAAATATTAGAAGACAAAGTTATAAAAGATATAAATGAATATATAGAAAATCCTCAATGGGATCATATGACAGGTTGGTATGAAGCTTTTACATTAGCTGATGAAAAAGAAAAATTGTATATAAAAAATATGTTAGATAACGGAGAGAATTTAAATGAACCTGCAAGAATATGGTTGTCCACTATACACGCAGCAAAAGGTGGAGAAGAAGATAATGTAATTCTATGTTTAGATATGGGAGATAAGATTCTTAAAGCAATTAAAAAGAGTCAGAACAAACAAGATGAAGAACATAGAGTTTGGTACGTAGGAACCACTAGAGCAAGAAATAACCTGTATAAATTAAAAGCAAAAATAAAAAGAAAAGGATACCAGCTATGACACATAAAGATATGTTTGAAGATACATTTCCACAAAATAAACAAATCGGTGGATCACATTATAAAAATTTTAAAATTCAACCCTATGAATTTATATCACACAACGACTTGAGTTTCTTTCAAGGTTGTGTTATTAAATATGTCTGTCGTTACATGAACAAAAATGGAATACAGGATTTAGAAAAAGTAATTCATTATTGTGAATTAGAAATTTTAAAAATGAAAGACCTTAAAAAGAAAAAATGATTATACCTCAAACTGAGTGGTTACAACCTACAGAATTTCCTGATCTATCAAAGCATAAAGAGATTGCTATTGACTTAGAAACAAGAGATCCAGATTTAAAAAGTAAAGGTTCAGGAGCCATCATAGGTAATGGTGAAGTTGTAGGTATAGCTGTAGCTGTAGAAGGTTGGAAAGGTTATTATCCAATAGCTCATGAAGCAGGACCTAACATGGAAAAGAAAAAAGTTTTAGAATGGTTTACACATGTTTGTGAAACTCCTGCTACCAAAATATTTCATAATGCAATGTATGACGTATCTTGGATAAGACATTTAGGTATAAAAATCAATGGTTTAATAATAGATACCATGATTGCATCATCATTGATTGATGAGAATAGATTCTCATATACTTTAAATTCAATGTCATGGAAATATTTAAGTAAAGGTAAGAATGAAGCTCTGTTAAATAAAGCAGCTAAAGAAAGAGGCTTAGATCCTAAAGCAGATATGTGGAGACTTCCAGCTATGGAAGTTGGATCTTACGCAGAACAAGATGCAGTTCTTACATTAGAGCTTTGGCAAAAATTAAAAGAAATAATTAAAGAGCAAGATCTTAAAAAAGTTTTTGATCTTGAGACTGAACTGTTTCCATGTCTTGTTGACATGAGGTTTTACGGTGTAAAAGTAGACGTTCAAAAAGCTCATACACTGAAGACAGCATTAGCATTAAAAGAAGAAAACTTAATCCACCAAATAAAAATAGAAACAGGAATAGATATTCAACTAATGGCTGCAAGATCAATTGCACCACTTTTTGATAAATTAAATTTAGAGTATTCCAAAACTGAGAAATCAGGCGAACCATCCTTTACTAAAAATTTTCTTGTAAATCATAAACATCCTGTAGTTAGAATGATAGCAGAAGCTAGAAAAATAAACAAGGTTAGGACAACTTTTATAGACTCTATTATTAAACATGAACACAAAGGACGTATTCATGCAGATATAAATCAAATTAGATCTGACGATGGAGGAACAGTTACCGGAAGATTTTCTTATTCTAATCCTAATTTACAACAGATACCTGCTAAGGATCCAGAAACAGGACCTTTAATTAGATCTTTATTTATTCCAGACAAAGGTTGCAAGTGGGGTACGTTTGACTACTCGCAACAGGAACCAAGACTTGTAGCACACTACTCATTACAATTTGAATTACCTTCTGTTAATACTATTGCAGACTCATATGAAAATGATCCTAATACAGACTTTCACAAAATTGTAGCAGATATGGCTGAGATACCTAGATCACAAGCTAAAGTAATTAACTTAGGTCTTTTTTACGGTATGGGTAAAGCTAAACTTATGAATGAATTAGATTTAACAAAAGATAAAGCTGAAGAATTATTTAAAAAATATCATGAGAATGCACCTTTTGTAAAACAACTTACTAACAAAGCAATGAATGCAGCAGCCAGTAAGGGTGTAATTAAAACCATATTGGGTAGACGTTGTAGATTTCCTAAATATGAACCTGTACTTAGAGGTGACGATTGGGGAACTTATGTTCCTGCAGAAGATGAAGAACGTATGAAAGAACTTCAAGATATGGGTCCAGTATTAAAAGATTTTGAAGAAAATATTATTAAAGATAAAGAAGGTAAACCTAAGAAAAACTATTGGCATAACAATCCAACTAGAAGAGCTTTTACTTACAAAGCTTTAAATAAATTAATTCAAGGTAGTGCTGCCGACATGACTAAAAAAGCCATGGTAGAGTTGTATAAAGAGGGTTTACTGGCTCATATACAAATACATGATGAATTAGATTTTTCTGTAGAATCAGAAGAGCAGGCTGAAAAAATAAAACATATTATGGAAACTGCAGTAGATCTAGAAGTACCTAACAAAGTAGACTATGAATCTGGACCCAATTGGGGCGAAATTAAATAATAAAAAACTTTCCTGGACGACATTTTCTGATAAAATAATCAGATTATGAAAAAAATTTGTAAACAATGCGAGATGGAATGCCATTGTAATGGGCCTGGAATTAAAGGTTGTCGTATTTGTTATTGCGTAAAAGATTCTGATAAAAAATGGTGGCAATTTTGGAGATAATTAAATGTTTGTAAAATGTAAAACCTGTGGCTGTGGATGTCATTGTGAAGAATATAAAATAAAAGCAGATCATTATACACCTTTAATGGATGTATGTGGTTGTAAAAAATGTGATCATGAAGAAAAAAAAGAAATCGAATATGAGGAATGTTTATCATGTCAATAGCAGAATTATTTAAGAAAAACTTTGTACTAATACCGGTAATAGCATCGGTACTTTTTGGAACATTTACGGGCGTTAAATATATTGTCAATCTAACAGACACAATTAATTCTAATCAAACTCAAATAGTAAATCTTAAAAGAGATTTAACTGTAGCAGAAGAAAAACTTTCAGATCAAAACACAAGACTATCATCAGCAGAAGCAACGTGGCAGATGGCAGAGAATATGTATCGAGTGCTCTCCGACCAGGTACGGGAACACGACTATGATATTAAAGATTTAAGTAGGTAATGTATGGAGACTCTCAGGATGGATTACAGATTTACTGCACTATTAATTACAATGTTTATAATACTGACAGTGTTTGCAAAACCTGCATATCCAAGAAACGAGTATTTAACTAATGGGACCAATAGCTGCAGAACTGGTGAAGTCGATGTTAGAATCGAAACAGAAAACCGGGACAATGATTACAGACACAGTTCTAGTTCTAGTAATTATGATAATAATAGTGATAACGACCGTCTTAGTGTAACTTATAGACATTACATAGGCACAGCTTGCACTAAACAATTCAGACAAGTGCAGCAAGAAAACATGGAACTAAAACAGCAGTTGGAATTAATGAAAATGTGTGGTAGAGTTAACAGTAACCCTAGTCTTGCACAGAATAAAAACTTTAGATTATTAGTATCAAAATGTACAGGTGTAACTCCATCAAAATCTAATACTAGACCTAATACTACTAGTTTATGGGATGAATTAAAAGATGACTACAAAAAAGAAAATCCTGGAATCACTTTAATGGGTGATAAATTTTTAACATTACCTGTACCTACAAATGATTGACAAATTTATATATAAATTCTGTGATATAGCAGATCGCTATATAGCTTGGGTAAATAAAATATTTGAAGATAAACCAAAAAAGAAAAAATGAAAATATCAGAAAACACATCAGTTAGCA